ACGTTGGCTATCAATCTGAGACTGGGCCTCAGATTTAGTCTGAAGCTCCTCAACTTTACGCTGCAAATCTGCAACTTTGAGCTGATAATCCTGCTGAGCTTTTTGTAATTCGGCCTGCATCTTACCTTGGAATTCTTGAGCTTTACGCTCTGTCTCAGCCATTTGAGTCTTCATTAATACTTGAGCTGTTGGGTCGCTCTCAAGAACTTTTTGTAGTTGAGCCTGTTGGGCTTGCTGAACTTTCTGAATGAGTGACTGAATGCCCGGCTGGTCTGCCTGGAATGTAATCTGTGAATCTTGAGACACCATTTGTGCTGCCAATGCTAAGGCTTGCTGGTCTTCTTGACGCAAAGGTCTTTCTTCGTGCAAGCGCAATGTATCTTCGCCGCCGGAGGCTTGCGCTACATAAGCACGCATCGATTGCAAATAGTGCAAAGTTAAGTGTTGCTTAATATGCTCTAGTGCATTTGGAGCATATTGAGGGCCAATAAGGGGGCTGCCACCGTAATTTGGGTCCTGGGCGTATGCAAGGTGCACCTTGATATGTGCCAAGTGGTCCTGGTCTGGATAAGCCGCCGCAGGGCGGCCCATGGACATTGCTACGTTCTCCAACGCGGGGTTAGATTCTTTAACTCCCTCTGGGTCGGGCAATATCTCATTAATTGCAGGAACCTTCAGTTGTTTCAATACTCTACGGTGAGCAGCCCGCAGGTCATAAAGCTGTGGTGCGGCGTTAGCCATTTGCAACACGGCTTGTGCTTGTGCCAAACGCTGAGTCTCAGAGAAAATATTGGGGTCTGAAACTGGACGAATGTCATTATTTGCTGCAAAGTCACGAACTTCAATCTCTTCACCAGATTGGTTGTCCATCTCATCCAAGTACCAATGATTGATACGGGAAAGAATTGCTAAAGATTTAGCTTGTGAACGATGCAAACGAGCATGAATGCTCGAGAATACTTTAGCGCCTTGCTCAATCAGCGCTTGTGTTGTTCCAACGGGTGTGTTACTGTTAACATCACCAATCTTCTCTTCGGCGGTTGTCACAACACCTTTAGCGGCAGTTGTTAGCCATCCGAGGAGGTTATACAGCACGTTAGACGGCTGGTTAAACGGCAATGGCATTGCAATCTTACGAACGTCATCAATGCCTGGTGCTGCCTCAATCTCGATTACTTGGGTCGGTTCAATCCTATCAGACTGGCCAGACATGCGACCAGACTTGAGCTTGAGCATTGTCTGACTATTGCTAATATGTGCCGCGTCCAATAGAGCACGTAAAGCGCCAGTAAGAGCGGCAGAAAGACCACCAATGAGGTGAGGGAGGCCAATAGCGTAAGCACCACGCCAAGGAATGAATTTGAATTCGACCACCCAATCCAATTTGGTTCTTTTTTCATCGCCCTTTTCCCAATTACGACGTAAAGCTAAAACTTTTTCGCTTGTCTCGTCAATAGTCAAAATATAAGGAGCTCGTTCGCCATCAGTCTCCTCATCTTCATCTAAACGCATGAAACAAGTAATTTCATACACACGCCGTACTTCGTCCACGTTTTTGGCAGATGAATCTTTACCTTCAATTTTGTTATTTGCCTTGGCTGACTGTGTCATGTCATCGGGCGAAATTTCATCTACGTATGCTGCGTTTTCCAAGTCACGATAAATGCCTTGTTCGATACGACGCTCATATTCATCGCGCGTAATATCTTGAATTTCTGTAAAACGTTGTGACGAGTAAAAATTGGTGGAAGAATATGGCAACAAAATGTTGTCAATTGGAATCCACTCGCAAGTTGGTCTAAGTTGGTCGTGGTCAAAGCGCCATTTGAGGAATTGCGAGCCGCCTAGAGGTGTTTGAGTAAGTAGCTGCTCCATTTCATCACGATATTCTGGAATCTGCTCTGAAAGCTGCCAGTTCATGAAGTTGGATTTACGATTTGCTACTTGCAAACGAATTGCGTCTGCCTCACCTTTTATTTCTGCTTTAACAATTCCCTCAGGCGGTAATAGCTCTCTTGAAGCTGATGCAGCGAAATCAACACACGCCTCTGCCATGACAGGGTGAACCACTTTACTTGCGCCATCAAATGTCGCGCCACCTGGTGCATCTTTTCCAAGTCCTGTCCTGCGTAGTCCTTCTTCATACTGTTTATCCCGCTCTTTACGTGCCTCTTTGTCGGCGTCAATTAAGTCAAGGTACTCCACGGCCAAAGCCATGAGAGTGCTTTCATCAAACTCTTCAGCCAAGTTGGCATAGAATTCTGGAGCTTTGTTAGGACCTTCTTTTGGAGTAAAGTTAATGATGACTGAGCCATCGTCTAACTCAATTACTTCTTCGGCAACTTCCTCATGCTCTAAGCCAAGGGCTTCTTCATAGTGCTGAATTTCTTCATCTTGCTCAATAGACTCTTCAATGTCCGTCTCGCGCTCGAGTGAAGGCAAATTAGCGCCTTGTTGTAGAGGAATGTTTGGAATATTTGCCATAAATTATTTTTTGATTTTCTTTAAAATTTTGCCGGCCGTACCTTTTACTGCTGGACCTGCAGGCAAAGCACCTAATAGGCCTCCGTAATAGGAACCAAAAGCTCCTGGAACATCGCCTTGTGCTGCCGCTTCTGATGCTTCTTTAAATGCATCTACTGTACCAGTGACAGCAGAAATTGGATTAACAAATCTTAAAATTTTGTCGACTGAATTGGCGTCTTCATTAGTACCAAACAATCTTTGTGCTGCTTTTGGACTTAATTTAGCAACAAGGTCTTGCGTTCTTTCTGTTAATCCCGGTGTTCTTGCTACCAAGGTTGGCTCATATTTTGATTGTTCATCCCAAATTCGTTGAACCGTTGCTGGAACGCTTGTTTGTTGTTCCATTTGCTGCATTGTTGTTGGCCAGGGGATTGATACTCCGCCTCCAGCAAACTTTTGTGGTGCTCCACCACAAGCTAACATCTCATGCGCCATTTGATTTGGGGTAATTTGACCGCCTTCTTTTTTGGCAGGTACGTAACCTTTTTGCAACATCAACTCATCGGTAAGATAAGCTGGATAATCTGATGGAGGTTTATTAATAAACGACTCAGGAATACCTGCTTCGCGAGCTTCTTGTTTCCAAGGAGCCATACCTTTAGCTGTAGGTGGACGCTCACCAACTACAGACAAACCTTTTTCACTATAAGGGTGCCGAACAACATTCCAATCTGCAATCAAAGCGTTGAGTTCATCTTCAGTTGGATAGCGGCCGTGCTTTTGAGCAAAATTTAATTTCAACTTATCTAACGAACCTCCAGCAAGAGCTGTATCTTCAATTGATTTAGCCATATTAGCTAAATAGTCTGCTGAAGGAGTAATGCTTGATGGATTAACAATCTCATCAGTTAGAGTGCCAGCTTGTTGTCTAGCCTCAATGTTTGCCATGACTTGTGGGTCATTAATATCCGCTGGTTTTGGACGCAGACGTGTGCCTTTTGGTGTGCGGCCAAGCATCGCTTGTGTTAGGAATGGGTCTGGGCCCTCAGGGAACATTAAATTTGGGTCTGTGCTTAGTTCATGAAAGGCACGAGCTTCTGTTGACATGCCCGGTCTTGTGACTGTTGATGTAGGCGCAGAAAAAGATGTTGCGTGATGTTCCAACTGGGCTAATTCGCCAGCGTTTGGTGCTCTACCATTAACGGCTTTAAATCTTTTAACTGCCGTTTCAAATAATTGTTTTGCTCCAGCGGCTAATCCGCCTCCCCCAGCTAAATGAGGAATACCTGCTTGTTCTAGTAGGAGTTCTTGAGGGGTTTTAATAGGATTCATTATGATTATTGTAGTTGGAGGGCTATCCCTAAAACTACTTATGCATAAAAATCATTGGGTTCGCCCTATTGAGCATAGGGGTTGTACCGTTGTTTTTTGTCGTCGGCGTAATCAAAGTCTCTAGCTGGGAGCGGGTCAAGCTGAATCCATCCTGAGTCGCGTAATACTCGCAGCGCTTGGGATAATGCATCAACGTAATCGTCGTGCCCGCCAGATTCCGGGAAAGAACATACTTGACGCATGAAACGTTTAGCCCAAGGAGCAACTTCAAGGGGATTATCTGCATCTGCTGGTACATAAACTTTTCCTTTAGCAATCAATGGTGCGACAATGTTCATCCTTTGAACTTTGTCTGCTTTGCCCGGGTTATATGCTCTGACAGGCAATCCCGCACCTTGGAGCTCTTGAATAAGCGAAATACCAGCTGACTTATCTTCCATGAGGATGAGGTCGGCTTTTCGTCCCTTTGCAAAAGTATTATCCGCGCCATATACAACTTCCTTAAAATCATCTATTACCTTACGTCTTAGTTCTGGATAAGACAGGTGGTTGTCCCAACAATCTAAAAGCATAATACAAGTGCCTTTGTCCGTATCTTCAAATACGCCCCATACCTCACAGGCCGTTGGGTCGTTGTGCGTTTTCTCGCTGGTGGCTGGGTCATACGAGGCAATGACGTATTCTAGTGTGGGCGTCTCTCTTTTGGCAGGCCACAGGCGGAACCAGCGGCGTTTCACAATACCTGCGTCCTCTGGGTCTAAGATTTCACCATAAATCTCCTGCTTGCCCAGGTCGGTGCCCTCGTACGTCTCCAGCTGTTTGAAGAAGGTGGCGGAGAGGTTTGCTTTATTGTCATACGAACTGGCGTTCGATACATAGACATCTCCACCAATCTTACCCTCGTTCAAGTCAGCAATCAGTTCTTTTGGCTTGGGGGTTGTCGTGATAATCTGCTGGACACGCTCAATGTTAGGGTGGCGAAGACGCAGAGTAAACTGAACACCGTCGTACGCATCGTCAATATACTCAAACGCACAGAGCTCGTCGAACCACGCACCGTGGAACTGTTTACCACGATAACGTTCTGGTTCTGATGCGGGAATACCCTGAATGATGGAGCCGTTGATTAGGGTAATCTCGAATAGGGACTTGTTGTAGTCCTTAATGAGGGACGGCGGGATAATATTTAAAAGTCCAGAATCCCCCTCAAAGCAAGTTGCGCGAATGTCGTTACTGGTTGGTGCAGTGACCAACCAGCGTGTACCTGGATACTTCCACGCTCTAATACCAATCCAATGGCTGGCCGTGTGCGTTTTGCCGGAACCCCGTCCAGCGAGCATGAGAAACGTGTCATATTCACCGTCCTCGGGCTCTCGTTGGTGTGGGAGCGCTGTGAGCTCCCATTTGACTTGCCAGAGTGCTGCTTCGAGCTCTGGTTTTGGCCAGTGTTTGTTGTTTTTCGAGAAGTCTGCAAGGATTTTCTCTTGTGCTTTGGTTAACATACTGAAATAAAGCCCTCTGCGGCTAAAAATTGTGTTCCCGTGTCAATAAACACGCACTTTTGTCCCTCTTTTTGCTCAATTTTGTCTATGAAACGCCTCATTTTACCATAAGGCGTTGTTTTATCATAGTTTTTATTGAACGAGAGGGTGTAATATAGGTCTCTGAATGGAGAATGCAGCGTTGTCTTCATCCCCAGTGACTCAACCAACCCTTGAATGCGCCTAATGAGGGCGTAATCTGGGGTTCTGCACTCCCATTTATTTCTGGCTTTGTTGTATCTGACTTTGCCTGCGTCGCAGAACCCTTCAAGGAGTTCAATTCTTTGCTCAACCGACGATTCGAGGTAGCTAATTGGGATAGTCGTAGGAATATCAGCACCTGCAAAAAGAAAAGAATCACGAACAGAGGGGCGTATATCAAATCTAAGATTACCATTTCCTGCCTTTTTGGTTCGTATAAAAAATCCATAACCCCGGAAAATCTTCTGTATCTTCTCCATGGGTCTTTTGTTGGCCCACATACGGCCCAGTTTGGTAGTACACGCAAACCACACAGCAAATACATACGGCGGAACGGGCAAGTCTTTTGTATTATACTGCACTGCACCACAAGTTGGCACAGAAAACGCTCTGGACTTATCCGGCATCCTCAAGTCTTCAACAGGCAAGTCTTCCATTTTACGAATGATGAAGCGCGACTTGGTTGTTTTCTTTTTGTTGTTAGACATCTTGTCACGCCAGACTTTATCCTGCATGACCAGCGTCATATTCTTATCACCACTTAGGGTTAACCCGTCATCAAAGGTTACCTCGTAGGTCGTCTGCGAGTCAAACACCTGGACCGCCCTGACCGGCACCTGGTTACCCAGATTATCAAACACGATATCATTTAAGGCAATCTGGTCGGCTGGCTTCCATCCCCCCGGTGTTGGGATGAGTGTATCGGCTGTGATGGCCATTATATCACTAAAGCTAATTGGATAGACTCTCTCAAATTAAACGGGCATGATATAACATGAGCCTCAACAATCTCCCAATCCTTAGAAGATAAATGGGAGTATTCTGCCAAACAATCCACTAAGTCTTTTTGAGTCATATCCCCATATTGTTTATGGGATTCATTAATTCTCTGTACAGACCAAATCGCTGACTTAATGTGGTTTGGAAGTAAATCAAAACCGGGAGAATGCCTTTGTGATTTACGCTGATATTTTTCCTTTTTGACAATTCTGTCTTTGGCTTTTCGCTTTTCGGAGACGTCGGGATGCAGCCAACGCTCTAGGAAGAAGCCGTCGGTTTTTACTTTGGATGTGTAGTTAAAGAAAACATAACCATCATGGCGCACATCGCCTCTCTTGAATGGCTCATTTGTATCTGGATTTAGTCTTTTCATTGTTCACCTCTATACACCTACTTATGCAATTCTCTATACAAACACGCCCTTTGTAAGCAAACTGCAAGGAAATTTTGACGCATGTATAGAGACGAAGAAAATTATCTATACATTTTGAGCTTCATCTCTATACATTTTTATCTATACACACCAATGTAAGTTGTTGATTCCACGCTCATATTCATCTCTATACATGGCTTGTCACGGGTTGGCAGGGTCTAAGTCTACTTATTATTTTTATTTTTATTTTTATTAAATTAAAAAAATTAAAAAAGAAGAGATAGACCCTGTCTACCCTGCCAATCCGGCAAGTTGTTGATTTGTAACTGGAAAAATGGCGTTATGTACAGAGAAATTCTTAACGGCCCGGCTTCGTCTCTATACACCTCTGTAACTATATGAAAAATAAAAAAAATTTCCAGACAAGAGGTTTGCTGGAAAAATTAGGTCAACGGACTGTCTATCTT